GCAGGATCAGAAATTTGACGTGGAAGCATACATCAACGGGGAGACCGACTACTGATGTGACAGTTGGGGAAGTGGCACAGACCCCCTTGCGCTTCCCCCCGTTCTGCGCCATACTACGTACATCAATCAAGGAAAGGAATTTTCCAGATGAACAACCTGAACCAATTCTTCGCTGACTGCCTGAATCTGCCTTATAAGGGCAACAGTCAGGACAACCCCGAGCATGAAAATCAAGTCGCAGAATTGCTTGAAAAGTACAACCTGAAGTACGAATTCCAACCGAACGGTATTCAGAACTCTCCGGACTTCCGTGTACATCATGAAGGCAAAACTTATGATGTTGAGTGTAAGTCTTCAAAGCAGGCATTTCCTACATACAACGGCGGACTTCCTAAGAAAGGTGTTATCTACATCTTCAGCAGTAAGAAATACAATGAAACCACAATTTTCTTCGCTGATGATGTTGTGAGTGAAAAGAAGCGTGAAATGTACAGCAAACTCACTGAGGAACTTAACACCATCCTGAAAATGTATCAGATGGATGATGAGTGGAAGGAAGATGAGCGCGGTTTTGACTTCTACATCCGCAACATGTACACACAATCTGGAGGCAAGGATAAGACCGACTATTTCACACATTCCTCCCGCAATCAGTGCGAACAAAATGTTATCAACTACTCCTTCTGAAACCAGTCGGGGAACTGGCACAGCACCGGTTGAAATCCCGCCGATTCTGTGCCATGCTTACAGCATGAACAAAACACAAGCGATTGAAATCCTCTCCACCGCCTTCGGTGGATCCTACACTGGCACCCAGGTCGTGCCTGCCTGCAGTGGCAACCTGATTCAGGACATCATGAACGAAGGGAGCGAAGGGAAGACCTTCCACCGTTGGGAGTGTCAACCGCTGCCCCGTTGCGTTGAAGACTCGCAACTCATCGCCGTCGCCCAGCATTATGTGTGACAGTTGGGGAACTGTCCCCAACCTATTGACTTTCCCTCCAATCCATCCTATCTTCCGGATATGAAACAAACCAAATTCGATTCCAACGGCATCTACGCCAGCACTCCTGAACTCTCCGCCATCGCCCTGCAGGTGTTGGAGCAGGAGAAGCGGGAACGCGAACTGCGCCGCTCCCTTAGCGACCAGGACCTCAACAGTGGACAGTGGGGAATCTGGAACATCAGCGACCGCGACTGACCCGCTGACCCCTTATAATTTTCACATACAAAACAAACCAACTCACATCATGCTCAAAGGAACCGAACTGCTCAACGCCATCGCCGCCATGCCCGAAGGCACCACCCGCACCGAACAGTGCCGCGCTTGTGGTTATGAGATCGACGGTCGCCTGCATTTCACTGACTTTTTCACCGCAATTCTTGAGGCGAAAGGTGAGATCAAAACTGAAGAACAGCGCAATGATGAACTGATCCAACAATATCCCGAGCAAAGTGATATCCTCACTGAACTCCTTGAGGATTATGATTCTGAAGCGATTGAGGAGTTCATTGAGTACTTCGGAGAAGAGAATCTGGAGTCCTTCACTGATGCTTACCAAGGCGAAATGTCTGGCGCTGAGTTTGCTCAACAGTTGGTCACTGATTGCTACTGCCTGGACATTCCCGCCTTTGTTTGCATCGACTGGGAGGAAACTTGGGAAGAATTGCGTTATGATTTCACCGAACTGTCCGGTCACATTTTCTCTCAGAACTTCTGAACCAGTCGGGGGACTGTCCACTTCGGTGGTTCCAGTCCCCGCGAATCCGTGGTATGATTCGTTCAACAAAGCAAAGGACCCAATGACCCATCCCACCCCCGACGCTAACGGAACGATCTCCTGGAGTGAGGCAGTTCAGTTCGTTTTTTCCCCTGACCCTGATCTGAACTTTTTGGTTCAGTTCGCCCGGGATTATGGTCATCTGTTCGGTGAGCGGGTGGACCTTGGGGAATTAGAGGTTTGGTATTCGGAGCTGGCAGTTGCCGCCATTGCCGACTGTGTGTTCGGTTAGGCAGGTGGCACAGGGGGGTTGACCCCAGCGTGGGTGCGTGGTAGGCAGTGCCGCGCCCCCGCCCGCCGTCCGGGCGCCGCCCGTGTATATAAAATCACTAGGTACCATTAAGCTATAAAGTCTTGCTTTTGCCAGCTCTTTGTATAACGCAAGACTTTTCTATATAAAACAAAAATGGAAATAGGTATAACTTCTATGCAAAAAAATCCCGGAGAAAATTTTTCGACCGTAGGGGTCGATCCTGTAACTGGTGAGTATGTCATTAAAGTACCTGAATGGATCATCAGTGAATTCGGGTGGTATGAGGGTACTGAAGTCAACATGGAAGTTGATGGAGATTGTATAGTAGTAACCGAACAATAAGGTGGACATAATGTCTATCTCATAGTATAATTACTTTTGAATCGATTCACATTCACACTTGACCAAATTATGGCAAAAGGATTTACAGTAAAAGCAAAAACGCCCGTAGCGAGTTCTACACCGAAACCAGTAGAGTGGGACTATGCAAAGGCAAGAGAGATGATCAAAGGGAAGACAGTAGTATTCTGTCTACCTGGACGAGGAGTATCATATACGTATTTGAAGAATTTTGTTCAACTTTGTTTTGACTTAGTACAGAACGGAGCAAGTATTCAGATCTCACAGGACTATAGTTCCATGGTGAACTTTGCCCGTTGTAAGTGTCTGGGTGCTAACGTACTGCGTGGACCTGATCAGAAACCATGGGATGGTAAACTTCCTTATGACTATCAGTTGTGGATTGATAGTGATATTGTATTCAATGTAGAGAAGTTCTATCAGTTGGTATTGATGGACAAGGACATTGCTTCTGGTTGGTATTGTACTGAAGATGGACAGACCACTAGTGTTGCTCATTGGATGGAAGAAGATGACTTCCGTAATAATGGTGGTGTCATGAATCATGAGACACTGGAAACAATTCAGAAGCGTAAGAAACCCTTTACAGTTGACTATGCTGGTTTTGGATGGTTGCTGATCAAGAATGGTGTCTTTGAGCATGAGGAGATCAAGTATCCATGGTTTGCTCCTAAGATGCAGGTCTTTGAATCTGGTGAAGTACAAGACATGTGTGGAGAGGATGTATCATTCTGTCTGGATGCTATCGCAGCAGGTTTTGAGATTTGGTGTGATCCACGTATCAGAGTTGGTCACGAGAAGACAAGAGTTATCTGATGTCTACAGAGAAGTATACAATCTCTCATCGTGGTCAAGTACTTGCAGAAGGCTTGACCCAAGAGGAATACTTTGATAAAATGATGGACCTGGCAGAGGACTTCTACTCTTCTGGGTCTCCGAATCCCTCGGAATTACAAACAACTATCACTAAGGAAAACTAAGTTATCATGGCACGTTCTAAAGTTGGTGTGATCAAAGACGGTTTTATGCCCGGAAAACCGAAGGCAACTCGTCAAGGATCCGGAAAAAACACGAAGTATGCCGCTACTTCTCGTAATGGTAAAAAGAAACCCTATCGTGGTCAAGGACGACGCTGATAAAAAATAAATATTGGTAGGGATAGGAACCCCTATAAAAGTTCTGATTCACACAATCAGGAGCATCATGGGTAATTCACCTGTCGATAGAGATAAAGATTATATGTACCAAACATTTGGCACCAAGTATCTAATTACTGATTATTGGTCAATGCCACATACGACGAATGATAAACCTGAAGAATTGGAAGAAGAAGAGGTAATTCAAAAATCTGAGTGAGGGGGTATAAATAAATTTAAGAAAATCACCCCATTTAAATGGCAGTTCAGAGGGTATCCAGAGCATTTAAAGATATTAGTTTCGCCTTTGATCCACATCCTGTGACAAAGGACTTGCCTGTGCTTACTAATGAACGTGCAATCATTCGATCTGTACGTAATTTAGTTGAAACAATACCTACTGAACGCTTCTTCCAACCATTATTAGGTACTGATGTCCGCGATTCTCTTTTTGAGTTCGTGGACTTTGGTACTGCAAGGGTTATTGAAGACCAAATTAAGAATACAATTCGATTCTATGAAGATAGAGTTGAAAATTTAAAGGTTCAAGTCGAACCTAGACCTGATAATAACTCATTTAATGTAAATGTATTCTTTGATATCGTAGGGAAAGATTTTCCACCACAAGCCTTCTCCTTTATATTGGAGGCAACGCGATAAAAAATGCCTTTTACACAGTTTACTAACCTAGATTTTGATCAAATTAAGGTCCAAATCAAAGATTATCTCCGTGCTAACTCTAATTTCACGGATTTTGACTTTGAAGGATCTAACTTTTCGGTCTTAATTGACACGCTTGCTTATAATACTTACATTAATGCCTTCAATGCGAACTTAGTCGTCAATGAATCCTTCCTGGATGGCGCTACAGTACGTGAAAATGTGGTTTCCTTGGCAAGAAACATTGGTTATATCCCTCGATCGAAGACTGCAGCAGTCGCAGATGTCACTTTTAGTGTTCCGACAAGCACTGCAGGTGGTTTTATCTCCTTAGAAGCAGGTCTTGTATGTGTTGGAGCAGCAGATAACACTACATATCGCTTCTCAGTACCAGAAAACATCAGTGCAACCGTAGTAAATGGCACTGCTCAGTTCGGTACTGCCGATAAACCCATTAAATTATACCAAGGATCGTACCTGACACGCCAATTCTTGGTTAATACGGCACAAGATCAGCGTTTTATCCTTGATAATCCTAATATTGACACAACAACTGTTAGAGTTTATGTAAAAGGTGTCAATGATACGGGTCTTGGAAGAGAATATCACGTTGTAGACAATATTCTGAACATTGATAAGACCTCTGAGATCTTCTTAATCCAAGAAGTTCAAGAAGAAAGGTATGAATTGCTGTTTGGTGATGGATATTTCGGAAAAGAACTAGAAAATAACGCTATTATTACCGTTAGATACATCATTACTGATGGTGCATCAGGAAATGGTCCAGCATTGTTCGATTTCCAAGGTAATTTTGTTGATGAAAATGGCATAAGACTCATTCCTACTGCTTCAGTGCCCGTCACGACCGTCCAGAGGGCGATGAACGGCGGTGAAATAG